AGATTTGCGGGGCTATGGGATACCCTGATCCGAAGGGCAGTTTGCAGCATATCGAACAAGCGTTAGTCAAAGCCAGGGACATGTCATGAGCAAAAAGCACCTTAGAATCGGTGGTGTTGATTGCCGCGACCAAGGCCAAACACAGCACGAATACACACATCAAGCCGCTTGCGGGTATGTTCGCGACAACATTACAGATAATTACTTTGAAGTTACTTGTTTTTACTGCAAGAGAACGCCAGAGTATGATTTTCAGGAAAACTATGATGACACAGCCAATGAACGATGACAAAAGAGTTATTGTGATTTGCGGCAGTCGCGGTTCAAGTAAAATCCCGTCGATGATTCGCGACCTTGAAGCGTTAAACGTGAAATACCAAGAGCACATGCGCGCAAATAAGCCAGACACGCAGAAATGGCAGGGATCAGGTAAACAGAAAATGAAGGTGATTAAATGACCGACGAACAACAAGCCGAATGGGGCCGACTAGTGGCCCGAGCCAATAGACCCAATGGAACAATAGATCAGCCAGTTGATCATGAATTAATCCTATCGATGGACAAAAATCTGCAACACCTGGCAGACCTGCAGGACGATATAAACAAAACAATGGTCCTCCTCAAAGCACGAAGTTAGCACCCACCAACAAACAATGCTAAAATGGCCCCACTAATCAACTGGGGCTTTTTCATGTCTGACAACAAATTATCGAAAGTGGTAAAGCTTATTACCAATCGGAACCAACAACGTGAGCTTTTCCGCCAAGTAAGCGAATATTTCCAGTCGTCAGACACTAAGCATAAAAATGCCTGGGACAGTTACGGCTATGTCCATGAACTCCACTTCAAAAACTTTTATTCTATGTTCAGGCGCTTCGGTATTGGTCACGCAGCTATCATGATGACCGTCGATAAGTGCTGGCAAGCTCACCCGACCATATTAGAATCATGCGAAGAGCACGAACAGACAGCCTGGGAGCTTGAGTTTGATACATTCTGCAAAAAGCATAAGCTATTCGTAAGGCTGAAAGGGCTAGACTGGCGTCAACGGCTTTCACGTTATGCCGGGCTAATCATGTTTGTGGCAGACGATAAGCAGCTTAGCGAGCCATTAGAAGGCACATTTAAACCCGATGACCTGCGACTAATTCGCCCGGTTGTTGAAGGCCAGCTTTATCCGACGGTATGGGAAGAGGACCAGCGTTCTATTCGTTATGGCCAGCCTTTGCTTTACCAATTCGATGAGCAGAATCTGGGCGACACTAACCGGCATTCAGGCCGGTCAATGAATATCCATTACACTCGGGTAATTACCTGGGCAGAGGGAGCCGACGATGGCACCACTTATGGATCGTCAGCCATCGAGCCAATATTTAACTCGCTGGTTACCCTTGAGCGATTGATTGGTGCTGGTGGAACAGGATTCTGGAAAGCAGCCAGGCAGTCGATGCAGCTAGATATCGATAAAGATGCCGATTTAAATCAATTGGCCGCAAGCATGGATACTGATTTGGCAGGCTTAGCCGGTGCTATTGATGATCAGGTCGACGACTTCCAGCGCGGATTCGATAAAGTGCTAATGATGCAGGGGATCAAGGCCGAGGTATTCGACTTTAAAGTGCCAGACCCAGATAAACACTTTAACTCAGCACTGAGCGATGTGGCTGCAGGTTCTACGCCGTCAATACCTATGACCATACTAATCGGTCAGCAAACAGGCAGGCTAGCGTCAGACGAAGATCAGAGCGACTGGGGCCAATCAAACGAGTCCAGGCGCGAGAACTTTTTAACGCCATCGATTGTTCATACGTTAGAGCGGTTTATTGAATTGGGCTTCCTTAGCCAGCCAAAGGATATTGTTGTCGAATGGCCGCCGCTATTGGACCCAGCGCCAAAGGATAAGCTAGAGCAATCAAAGGGCATGGCAACGGTCAATAAGGAGCTGCTGGGCACTGGCTTAGGCAATGCGTTCACTGTTGACGAGATACGCAAAAAGTATGATATGGAGCCATTAGAGGACGATTTAGACTTCCCTGAAGATGACAAATTGCCGGTAGATGATAAAAAGGCTAATGAATAGTTGACGCGGCTATCAATGCGGTTTAACATGGCTTTATTGAGTCGCTAACTTCATTTGTGCTGGAACGATTCATGTACCGTTTTGATGGGTTGTCGCTTACGCCAATAAGTGCCATTAAATAATCGCAGCCTCCTTCCGCGAGAATGGACGAATAAGCACTAGCCTCGGGTTTATGGTTTCCCGCATTACACTAGTTCCCTCGCTAGTGGCGACAAAGAGGGTTATTTATTACAACGATAATCATATTGAGGCATAAGTTAAGATTAGCCATCTTAGAAAGGGTAAAAGCTAAATACCCGCTTATGTCATGGTAAAATTAGCTGGGTTCAATTCCCGCCAGTATGATTATCATTGTGATGAATGCGCAGGCTGATGCGCGAGGACGGTGAAAGGCATCTGCTGCTATATGGTGTCGCCCGATAGCAATGCCGGGATCAGTACCGGCGGTCACAATACAATAAGCCTATAACTGTGTGCGGTTTCGGCGGATTGTTCGGCGCAAGGCAATTGCCACCAGAAGCGCTCCGCATGGCGTAAGCGGAACTAATTTAATTAACGGAGATATAAAAGTGCCAGAAGCAAATCCCATAATGAAATATTTTGCATTCGCTCACCTTCCTAAGCACCTACAGGCAGCATCAAAGCATTTTTGTGACATTGCTATGCAGATGGATGTATCCATACCGGAAGGACCAGAAAAAGAGGCGGGCATGCGAAAGCTGTTAGAGGCTAAAGATTGCATGGTTCGCGCTAGTCTCGCATAACTACCCGGCAAGTAGAATAAAAATAATAAACAGCAAATCGGTTGCCCTACTTATAGGGCTTTTTTGTGCCTATGGTATAATCACGCCATCTAATAGGAGATCACAATGGGACAACCAATTTTACCCGCTAACCTAAAGAATCCGAACATGACCGGCCCGATTCAGCGCAGAGCTCAGGGCAATATCAACAGGGCAGCCAGGAACATTGCCCGGCGAACTCTTGAGGTATACAACGCCATCCCTCGCCAGCGTATCGATGCAGACTCAGGCGTTACCATTAATTCAAACCTTGCTGATGACCATTATCTGCACGTTAACCAGACTATTATCTATCAATACCAGCTATCGGCCGAGATACTTAAACAGCTCAGCGCTGAATTAGATGCCATTATCCGCGTCGAGTATCTAGGTAGGCCATTTGGTGAGCCTTTTGATAACTGGTATATGTATCAAGCTGTAGATTCCGCTTACGAACAAGGCACAGCTATGGAAGTAGTCAACCTTAACAATATAAGCGACGACTACAACCGTTCTCTATTCGATGTATTACGATCCGACCCATACCGAGCCAGGGTTGCTTTAGTTCGTGCCAGGGTTTTTGAAAGCATGCAAGGCATGACCGGCAATACCCGGGCAGATCTTGCCGACACTCTCGCGCGCGGGATGGCTGCCGGTGAAGGCCCGAGAAAAATAGCTAAAAGCATCCGAGAACGAGTAGGCGTTAGTAAATCAAGAGCTGAGCGGATAGCCAGAACAGAGATAAACGTTGCGCATAGATCGGCTGGACGAGCTGAAAGCAAAGATGCCCAAAACAGGTTGGGTATAAATTTAGGGCTGTTGCATATATCGGCATTGTCGCCAACCACCAGAGTTACGCATGCGCGTAGAAATGGTGATGTGTTTACGATACAGGAAGTAGAAAATTGGTATCTTGTCGACGCCAACGCGATTAACTGCAAATGCTCGCAATTATCTGTATTGCTTGATGAAAAAGGAGAGCCGACGAGTACAAAGCTAATTGATAAGCTAAAAGAAAAAGGAGATAAATTTTTTGCCGCTAACCCACGTAAGTAATAGTTGACTTGGCTGGCTGTTGATTGTAAGCTGGCTTAAATAGTTAACTTGATAGGGAGATTGATGTGAGTAACGAGCTGGATTTAATGTGTGATCCGCCAAAAGTACCTAAGTGGATTGCCGATAGACAGGACCAGGTTAATAAAAAAGCCTTAGCAGTCGAGAAAGAAATTTCCGATTACATGCTAACTGGCGTGATTAAGCCAAAGGGAGATTAATGTGGAATACAAATTTAGAGGCGTTAGCGCAGTATCGGGAAAAATGGTATTTGGGAGCTATGCCAGTAGTTACCACGCAGGCACTGGACATATAATAATAGCGGCTGACGGTTTTGGGCACCATGAAGTAACTATCGAGACTGTAGGCCAGCTCACCGGACGGGACGACAAAAACTGCAACAGTATTTATGCAGGCGATATTGTTAAAGACGACGAATCTAGCTATATGCAGGTTGTATGGAGCACTAGACAGCTATGCTGGACAATAGATGGTGAAATGCTAGGAGATTACGACTCTTGCGACCTTGAAATCATCGGCAACATTCACCAGCACAGTCACCTACTGGAGCAAAACAAATGCAAACAGTAATCCTATACGCAATCCTGGCAACAGTTTACGGCGGCCAATCAGATTTCGATTACTACATTATCAAGCCAGCTGTTGCTACGGTAATGGATTCAAGCGAAGGCATTGACAGAGCCACTAAGCGTTGTAATGACATTGGTGACCGAATGATTAAGGCTGGCGCGTATCAAACGTTTAGCTGTGTTGTTGTTGATTGGAGGCCGATGTGATGGCGCTACCAAATAATCCAGCGGCTGAAAAAATTGCTGTAGAATTTTTCCTTAAGTCTATTAAGCCTATTTGGCCTAATCTGACAAAGAAACAAACAGAGGGGGAGTTTTGGGCGCGCCGTCAAACGATACGTCAACAAAAATTTTATAGCCAAGCAATTGACGGCATAGCATCTGATTGGTCTGTGCCCCGTAATATATTAACCGGCTCAAGTGTGGACGATAAAACAGCGCAAGAATATTTTGCAGTTATTGGAGCTAGGCCATGAGCGACCAAATAGAACGCGAACAGATCGCACTAGAAGATGCGCACAACCGCCGTGTTCAGCAGGACGAGGATGCGGGGTTTTTGATGGGCGAGGATTTGGCCACGCAAAGCGAATGCGATCACGATTGGGAGTATTTCGACGAAGAGCGATTCAAGCAATGCACTTATCCAGAATGCCAGATTGAGAGGTTAATGGATGCTGACGATTACAGTAGAAACGATCCGACGTATGAGGATGATCATAGATGATTACCTTTAACGAAATACTCGAAAAGACTCTGCATCATTCAGAGCTAGAGCCCGACCAGGGGATTAGAATTTTTAGACCGTGGCGAATGGTAATACCGAGAACATTATTATCAGCGGCGATTAGTGTGGCAACTCAATATCAAAAAGGGTTTCAGGCTGTAGTGCCGGCGCCGATTATTACGTATGAAGTGTGGGGTGGATGATGACAATTGAAGCATTCGACAAAGTAATGATGCTGCTTGATCTGATCGAATACCATTTTCATTTCGTGGCTGGCATTCTAAAGAGAATGAATTGCTCTAAGGTGTATCGATTAAAGGCGGCTAACGATGACTATTGAATACGAACTAATAGAGGCCCGGAAAAGCGACGAATGCGGATGCCCGGAAGAGGTGGCCGTAATTGGTATGTTCGATGTGATAATCCATTTAGAAGAAGATGGCACAGGCGATATGTTTATGGATTGCGGCGACTGGGAGCATGATGTAACTTTTTCTGATCCCAATATGACAATGGAATTACTAAGGGAAAAGGCTGTTAATCATATTGCAGCTATCCCTATAACTCAAAACTAACTGAGACCTGAATTATGATAATTCTTTATGTGCTACTAACTTTATTCACGGCGTGGGCTGCATACGCTTTTTTGATGACGATAACTTGGCGAAAGTCGTACACTAAAGTATCGCTGGTGCTGGATCGTTTATTATTGCCGTTCAGCGTGTATTTGTGGTATTTGCTTTTATACTAAACAAAGCCCCTTATCCGGGGCTTTTTGCTACTTACCTTTAAACATTCCCGCCAACGAGCTAGCCAGCCCGACACTAGCAGTCTTGCCATTAGCCGCATCTAGCACAGCCTTTTTCTCTCCGCTCAATACACCGAAGTAAGACCTCAGCAGCGTTGCTAAAATGCCAGTTATACCGATCATAAACGGCCAGCCATCCATAATAACTTTGACCATTTCTTTATCTTTAGTTACAACAGCCCACCCAAACGCCGACATAGCAACCACAATACAGAACGCAATTACGTGAAACGAATGCTTAGCTATATACGGCCGTGTCGACTGAGGATTACTAGCATCATGCTCTAACATTGTCCGCAACGTAGAATAAGACTCTTTTATTTGAGTTATCTCAACGTCGAATTCCTTAGACATTATTTCGACCTGCTGAGCGGCTGGCATACCTGATATAGCGCTTTGCATATCGTCACCGGTGGCAGAGCTGGTCAGTTTCTTATCATCGGGCAGAAATTCGTTAACAGCGCTTAATATCAGTGAGCCCCCAGGGACGGCATTTGCTATAATGCCGCCCCCGACTTTTCTTACTATGTCCCATATTTTCATGCTTTATACCTCTATCTGAAAGTGAGGGCCGTCGAAGAAAGTGCGCCAATCTCCGCCCCAGGTTATCTGCACGTCTAGTTCTTCGGCTGCTTGTTTCATCGCCTCGGCTATCTGATGATAATATTCTTTATTCCAGCTTATTTTCGGCCCAATGTATGCAACTAGGTCGACAGCCTCGCCTATTAGATGTCGGCTTTTCATTGTGCGGCTTTTGCCTTCTGCCAACAATTTGCGCTGCCGTTCTTCTGTTCTAATACCTTCAGTCACGCCGAAATCGATTTCAGTGATTTCAATCGCGCGCTTTACTACTCTGACCAGATCGGCATTGACGCCCTGCATTCGGCCCAGACTTCGTTTACTTAGCTTAAACATGATATACTCTCATTTTGTTAAACAGTTAGAAATCCAATTATAACACGGCTTATAACACATGAAACGATTACTAGTTAATTTTAGAACGGCTGTCAATCAGTCAAACATTAGACGGTTAACCCGTAACGGTGACGAGTTCGTTATTATTCGCTCTGCCACGTTGCCCGATAACTGTGTAATGAATGGCGGCCTTTACCCTGGCGACGAGATCGAAAAAGCATATATGACCCTTGAAGGAAAGCTTGCACCACTGGGGCACCCTCAAGATGCTAACGGCAATTTTATCCTTGCTACTAGCCAGTATGCTATCGACAATTTTTATGTTGGTGCAGCTAACGAGAATGTAACCCGCGAAAATGGACGGGTGTTTCTTGATAAGGCAATCAACGTCAGTCGCGCCATGCAGTCCGACAAGGGCAAACGGTTAATGGATCGCATCAAGGCCATCGAGAACGGCGGCGGTGAACCTATTCACACATCAACAGGCGTATTGCTACAGGCGCGTGACTTCGAGGGAGTGAACCACAAGGGCCAGGAATATACGTGGATTGCCGAGGAAATGGTATTCGACCACGATGCAATCCTGATCGATGAGCCAGGCGCTGCAACTCCAGAGGATGGCGTTGGCATTGCTGTTAATGCGTCCGGTGACAAGTTTGATGTACAGTTTGTCGACCTTGAACCCCTTACTGTCAACGCTGATGGCGGCGACGAAACCCCACAATCATTGCTGTTAAAGTTTGCTAAACTGTTTAACTTTGCAGATTCCAAGAAACCTGCTTATAATAGCGATAGTAAGCACTTACATAACCAAGACGGTGACCCGATGAAAAACAGAATGATCGACGCGCTCAAAAAGGCCAAGGTTAATACCGACGGCATGGATGACGACGCTATTATGAACGCCCATACCAAGATGCTCGAAGAGCGTTTTAAGGGCAAAAAGGAAGATAAAAAAACCAACGCTGATGACCAGGCCAGCATTATTGCCGCCGCTGTCACCAACGCTTTGGCACCAGTTGTCGAGAAAATCGACAAGATGGAATCTGACATGAAAGCAGGCGTCGACGCTGAACGTGCAAAATTCATCGAGGTTATCGTTAACGCAAAAATTGGCCATGAAAAGGCTGACCTTGAAGAGCTTCCGCTTAAGTTGCTGACCACTATGGCCACTAACTGCGCTACGCCTAAAGATGCACAGTTTGTGCATAGTGGCTTCAACGTTAACTCTAACGATAAAGATCAACTCGAATACGCGAAAATGGAGGCGCCCGAATAATGGCTGCTAGACAGAATGCAATTTGGATGGGCCCTGGTTCAGAAAACCAGCCACAAACAGTTGAAGGATTTGTTTCCACTACTGTCAAGCCTGGCACCTTAGTTACCCGAGCGGCAAGCAATGTGCTTACCTCTACCGGTGCAACATTAGGCGCCGTCGATCAGTATTATGTGCTGAATGAAGGTTCTCTAAACGGACTTGGCGAAGATCTTGACACGTTGGTAGAGACTGACACTACCGCAGAGGCGTTTTATATCCTGCCCCGCGTTAGTTACGCAGTGCTTTTGGCTGATGGAGTTAACATTACCGCTTTAGACACTCCGCTGACTATCGGCACATCTAACCAGTTGGTTATAGGTACGCCGGCAACTCACGAAATTTTGTTCTATGCGAACGAGATTTTCAACAACAACACCGGCTCACCGCAGCTGCTTAAAGTGCGTTCAGCATAAGGGGTTCGAATGTTAGTATTTAATAAAAAGCAGTCATCTGGCGGCGAAGGCAGCGACAAGCACATGTCAGCACAGTGGAATCACTTGCTGGGTCGTCGAGAATGGGCATTGCAACAAGAAAAAGAGTTTGTGAGAAAAGGTAACGCCGCTGCATTATTGCCGCGTGACGCTTATCGCGAACTTGATGAAATGACGCAACGTGTTTTCCGTAACGACGAAGGTCAGACGTATATGGAAGACTTGATGCCGCTGGCTAAGTCTTTGCCGGTTGGTAAGACTCTGTATCAATACCGCGTTTCTAACGACACGCAATCAGGTGTTACCCGCTCAATGGGTGGTCGAATCCCTGAAGCCTTGGATAAAGTTAGCTACAGCTTCAAAGGCGATCCGATTGGCATCTTCACTGGCGGCACAGTTCGCGAGTGGCGTGAGACTGAAAGTTTCAGCTCTGAATCCTTTGATGCGATGGCGGACGATCTAGAAGCCAAGACAGCAGAAGTTAAGCGGAACATTGCTCAATACATGCTTACCGGTGATAGTGCATTCAAGGTTAACGCCTTCGAAGGCCAAGGAATTCGCAACCATACGAATACCAATCAAATCGCTTTGTCGCTTGATATGACGAGCATTGCAACTTCCAGTGATGACATTATCAATTTCTGGGTGCAGACGTTCGGTGCAGTATTGAATGCTAACTTCATCATCCAGGAAGTGAATATTTATATCTCGCCTGAAATGATGCTTCGATTCGAGCAGCCGTATTCTGGCAGCGGTGACTTTAAAGACGGTCGCTTACTTGATCACATCATTCGCCTTTCGCGCGTTGGTACTATCAAGCAAACGTTTGAATTGTCCGGCAACAACTTCTTCGGGTTCGTGCCTAACAGCACCTATATCCGACCGCTAGTTGGCATGGCAATTGGTACTTTCCAAGTGCCTCGCGATACTCCTTTTGCAAACCACCAGTTGATTCAGTGGGCTGCGATGGGCATGCAGGTTCGTGCAGATGCTAATGGTCGATCCGGCGTATTCAACGGCGCACCAGCGTAAAGTTAATTTGATAATAAAAAGGGGGCTGATGTCCCTTTTTTTATACAGGTGATTCATGAGTAAGAAAAGTTATCAGGTTACAGAGCGCGGTTATTTTATGGAAATCGACGGCAAGATGGTTGTTGCGCCTGTTGGCCACACGTTTGAGAGTGAGTCCGATCTATCAACGAACAATAAATGCCGAGTATTAGAAGTAGCCACGCCTGGCAATAATTACACCGATGGTGATTTGGCTATTCGTGCGCGTTACGAAGAGCTCGGCGGCACTTGCGGTAAAATGAGAATGGGCACTATTGAAAACAAACTAGCTGAGTTAGAAGAAACGCTAGCCGGTGACAACGGGGAATAATCATGGCACAGTTTCACTTTACGACTACAGACGGGGAACAAACTATACCTGTCGCCGATGCCGATTTCTTCACCGGTCCGATGCAAGAATTCAGCAAAGGCAATTGCTTTCTGCAGTTTCTTGACGGCTCTGGTGACCCTGTAACCCCGACCGGCGGAACGATTGTGTTTAAGTCTGCCGCTATCGACGGGCAGTTTTTAGACGCGCCTGTCATCCAGACAATTAATGCTGTCGACGTTGAAGTGGGTGACGCCTCATATACTCCACCGAGTTTTCAATCTCTTGTGGTAAATACAAAAATGACCCTGCTTGGAATTACTGGCGCGGTGTCGGTGAGAGCATTCCATTGGCGCTCTAACTAGTAAGATTTTGCTCAGTAATATATAATAAACCCTGGTCTTTGGCAGACCTGTCCCGCTTTGTTACTTCGGTTTCATTGCGGGACACCTGCCAAGGGCCAAATCCCTGCCAAATAGACCGAAAAATTCAGACGCCGCAGCCCAGTGCTCGGCGCTTTTCCTATTTGCCAGGGATTCAAATATGCCATACCCACCAACAGGCGGCCTGTCCTTAGAGCAGGCAGACGCAGTAGATTCAATTATAGACCTTCCAGATAACGCCGTACCCAAAGCGCTAGGCGGAGAGCTGGTTGAGAGTAAAGCAAACGTCGACCCGGTATCTGAAGAATATGTTTTTGATAAATCTATCAACGTTCCCCAGGCTTCACTTAAAATCAGTGATACGCTATCAATATCAGAAGCCACTCTCGTCACATTTATACGGGATAACGTCGAAGAGACTAACGCGGTAAATGCGACAGCGGTAATACGCGATGAAGGCACAGACCCGCTGCAGTTTTTAGAGGCCGCCAGCAAGCAGGTTGTAATTGCTCAGCCGCTATTTAATACCGAGTTCAACACCAATCCTTTCACCGCGCCCTTGTTGTCTACACTGGATAACCAGACTGATGCAGTAACTATCAAAGTAGCGTCGGCAATGACCAATGTGAGAATGACCATTACTGACAATGACAGCGGGGTTGTAATTAAATATATCCCCGACAAAGCAGCGGTTGTTTCTGGCATTGGCGGGCTTGATCTTGTGGCGGGTGACAACAGAATTGATTTTAACTCTAACACGGATGATGTTCCTGCCAGTGGTTTATTCTACATAGGTCATACACCTTTGCGCCAGGGTGCGGGGCAGGCGTCAACGTTTATGATTACAGCAGACAGCGTGTCTATACTAGGCGAACCCGGAGGCATACCTTTCTTCAGAAACGAGATTCAATTCTTGAAGGCGGCCATAGTGCCCACAGTTGATCAGGTTACCAATCTGGCCGACAGCTACACTAGGCTGAATGCTGAGTACGGCACAACTGCTGGCACAACCGCAGGCATCGCTGTCAACTATGAGGCCACGGCAACGGCTGATAGCGCAACATTGGGACAGTTCACTGCAGGCGACCCAGGGGTAAGTAATCCAACTTTGATAACCGACGGCAGCGATACATTCGCGCAAGGTGCCATTATTCAAATATCAAACACTCGTTTAAATAATGGATTCTTTGAAGTAGAAGACCACACCGGCAATGTGTTAACTCCTCGCGGTATCGGCACAGTTGATACTGTTGAGGCTTTCACGCGCCGAGATTTCGTTACCACTGTTGATAATGCGATTGTCACTCAGGTTAATTTATCAATAATAAGAGCCGGAATTGATGGAAAATGGGAGCAGGGAAAAGGTTCGCAAACTCCTATTGTTTATGTGGACCTTGACGTTTTCGGCTCTGAATATCAGTATGAGGCTTCTGAGTCAGAAAGCACAACATCAAGCACAACATTTCAAAACAAGCTAACTTTAACAACTCCGGTTATACCGTCAGGATTTTATAGATCTGTAGCAACTTTTGAGGTGACCAACGATAGCGGGGATAAGCCCGTTGTTACAGAGACAGTTTTAGATGGGAATCAATTCAGCGAGTCTTTTTATGCTCCAAAATTCGAAGATGAATACCTAATGAAAACATCGTTTGCAGCACAAGCGCTAACTAATGCTGTTCATGTAATAGAGATTAACTTTAGGTCAACATCAGAAGGCGGTACAGCTAAAATAAAAAGAGCAAGGGTTGAACTGTTCAGAGTTTCATAGCAAACACACCAGATGATTTTATAACCCAACTAAGGAGATGTGCGCAAAAAGCCCGGTTAATAGCCGGGCTTTTTTATGGGTTAAGCGGCCTGTAATGCTTTCTCCATTGATTCACGCTCAAGCCTTGCATTGTTAACTCTTGTGCACAGTTCGCGGTCAAACGCACCGGCATCGGTGAATATATCTATAATCTCCTGTCGCATTGCAGGAAGGTCGGCATCTTTCATGGGTACGGCAAACCAAGCCCAGCAAATTAGCTGATTAGGATTGCGCTGGCCAACCTTTTTCTCTAACTCACCATCGAGCAGAGTGTTTAAGTTATTGCTGGCCGCGGGTTCAAGATCATCAAGCACCCAATCGTGAATCCATTGCTCTTTGCCATCGCTCTCAAAGGTGAGCAGCATAATATTCCAGTGGTGCACATCTTCGCCGACTGAGTACATGATGCGCTTTTTCACGTTGCGGGGCAGTGCAGATTTAAGCGGGTCGCCCCCGAATTTCATTTCATCAAAGCACTTGGCATCGTAGCAATACACCTTGCTTGCTCTTGAGCGCACGAATTTTTGCAGTTTAGCTTGCGGATCATACTTCTTTTTTCTGCGTATCTTCTGGCTCATTTGGCGGGCTCCGGTGCTTTGCTTTTGACGAAGTCTTTCCAGGGTTCTTGTCTCGATGAAAGCAGAACTTTGTAAGTCTCCCAATGGCTGCGAATATTTCTCTCTTCCGGGTCATTGCAAAACTCTAAGGCATGCCAGAACGCTTTTTGTGCTACGCCACCGTCTGCTAATTCTTTGCCAATTGGCACAAGTGCATAGCCTGGGGGTATTTTGAAACCTTCCTCTATGACATTGTAAGCCTCTGCGCATACCTCGCGTATATCTACATCGCAGCCTGTGTCCCTGCCGTTCTCATCCTCGAACCTAAGCTCGACCGCTGAGTCGTCAATATCGCCGTCACCGTAGCTGGCAATATGGGCTAGCACTAACGTTAAATTAACACCTAGTTTATTACTCATGATTCGACCCTCAGCAATCCAGCAGCTAGAAGCTTGTCGAAAATTTGATCTAAATTACCGCCTGTAGTGTGAATGTCTCTGAACTCTTCTAATAGCTTTTCCCGCGGTGATTTTATTCTCTCAAACGCCAACGCCGCGGCCAATCCTCCGGCCTGCGGGAATTTTGGAAGAGTGGCATAAGCAGCAACCGGCGTTCCATTTGGCATAAAAGTGTGGCATAAAATCACCACTTCTTTTCCGGCATGCTCTCCTGCTGTATAATATTTACTGCTATGCTTCAGCATTACAGTTTTTCCAATCGGTGGCAACTTGTTGTCATTGTCGACACCATCAGTGCACCCGTCACATTCACAGCCATCATTCTCGACGCCTATTTGATAATCTTTATGCTTATCCATATTTAACAATCTCCCCAATTTTTTCGATTAGCTCTGCTGCTGCATCGGCAAACGTTTCGTCAATATCCAGTATTACGCTGAACACTGTTGTAAGTGGCTGCTCTGATTTGCACGTTTCGCAGAGTATAACTTCGCGCTTCGATACGGTTACAAACACTGTTTTAAGATTGGTGTCAAGCAACATCTTGCCGCATAAGGTTTCGGTGTCTGGTATTCCCAGCATGATGTTGTTCAATATATTTAGTTCGTGGGCTTGCATGGTTATTGTCCTGCAGTATTAATTTTGTTTTTGGGGGTGCTGTTCCTGGCGCCTTCTATCATCATAGAAGAAAGAAGGTATAGGGAACCGATTACCCACCGGTCATGCCAGAAAAATACTGACGAGATAGCCAGGTCTAAAGTTACATCGAATCCATATGGCACAGTGCGGTCCGTTTTTCTTAGAACTTCTGCCAGGGCATCTGTAATTGAAAAAGCCCCAATTATCACATGAAGCCATGCAAGGAACAGTGCTACATTTTGAGCCCCATTTACGCCTTTGAAAAAACCATAATAAAGGCACAATGCGAACAAGATGTTTATTACTGCGTATTTAATTATTTTCATGATTATCGCCCCATTCTATGCAGTTCGTCGTTAGCTTGATCTAATCGCTTTTGTACTCTAGCCATCTCTCTCTTTAGCGCGTCAATTTCTGATTTAGCTATATCGCTAGACGCCTCAGCAATTCGTCTCGATGCTATATCCAGCTCGCATGTTGGCGTTATTGATGCGCCGCATGTTTTGCTGCCGTATGACCCGTTCTCGGTCCAGCCATCAATAATTTGATCGGCAACATGCTTAACAACTATGTCCTGGCATGCTAAGCACTGATAGAAGTCGTCGCGCTCTTCGTCGGTTAACAGGGATAAAAAGTCGTCTGTGCATCTTGCTTCGATTGTTACTTGAGGTGATAGTTGGAATTTCATTATTAATATCCTTTTCGGTGATTGATTAAACAGTAAAGCCACTCTACACTACATCAAACAGCCGAGTCAACACACTAATGACCATTTAACATTATTATGTTATTCTTGTTTCAAACATACCGGAGATTAAAAAATGTCTACTACTCAAAAGCCAAATGCTGGCGGCGGCGGTGCTCAACCACCACGCTTAGAAATACCTACCCGTGGCGATAGACTAAAAGATAAATGAAAACAGCTCTGACGCTCTTTGTACTGCTGACGCTGCTGGTTGAGGTTATTGTATCTTCGGCTCTGTCTAGCTCAATAGAAGACCCTGTTTATCGTACTTCCTTTTATGTGCTGATGGCTGGCTTTGCGCTATCTCGGGCTAACTGGGTTATGCATCGTGCCAAGCCCTCTGCGGCATCTTTAGCGTTTTGCATGGTAATGATATTGGCTTTGTTTATGTCGTCTATCATGGCGATTACAACAGGGCTAACAGCCATCGCCGCTGAAAATCAGTGGTTTATCTTGCTGGAAAACGGGTTAGCGAGTACTTACAATTCGTTTTATGACTTATATCCCTATGGCGCGTTGACTCTAAGTATCGCGGAACTTTTAACCTTGCTACTAAACCAGACAGGACGCCGGCGCAGTGGAATGGAAAATTTTATATTTAATGTTGGGAGCTCTCTGTCTTTGCTATCAAGGCACTATGCTTTTCAGAGAGATAAAAAGGCGATTCCGAAATGAAAGAGACAATACAGCAAGTTGCGGAGATAGCCCAGCAAGCGCCAGGAATGAAGATGGCGGCCGCAAGCGTTGGACTTGGCGGAGTCACAACCGCCGTTAGTGCATCGCCTGACTGGACTGTTTACGCAGGCTTGACACTAACCGGTGCCGGATTAATTGTGGCTGCTGGTTCTGCTTTTGTCGGTTATCTCAATATGAAAGAGCGGCGACGCGAGAACGACTTAAAGGAAGCTGAATTAAATGGCAGTTAGCATAACTCTTACACAAGTAAAGCAAAACCCTGTTGCAAAAGGCATCCCCGACGATGTGCTTAACGGGTTTATTGCCCTGGTCGATTTGGCGAATGACTGCCTTGATTTAAACAATGTTCCCGATGCTATACAGACGGCCTTGAAATTAAACGGCGTTTGGCATATGTGCGAACTGTTTGTGCGTGGCGGCACCAGCTCAGAGAGCAGTCCAACAGGTGCAAGCCGGTCTTACATCGAGGGGCAAGGCTTTCAGTCTACCCAATACGGGCAAGTGATGCAGTCAATGGATCGCGACAACTGCCTTAGAAATGCAATCGGCGCGCCTGGCAATAGTATGTTCTTCGGATCAGTAGGCAAGCAAAATGTCTCATCTTGATGCACGATTTCAGACCAATGAAGTTACTGTATGGCGGATAAGTGGCAGAAGTGATCGCGGGGCCGCGCTGTATGACTTCCTTGGCGTTTTTGGCGCTACTTGGAAGTCTGGGGCGGGTGTTAAGCGTGATGCTCAGGGTAACGAGTTTACGCCCAAGGACGTTTATTACATCAACAGTGATGCAGACATTAAGCGCGGCGACTTTATAAAGCGCGGCAATCATGCAGGCGGCGAGCCAGGCGGTGATTTAGTCCGGTCAATCGATGAATTCGACAACAGCTTTTTCGGCTGGACTGATTCGCTTGTCGTGATGACGGCCTAATGCCGGTTAAAAAGAACAATGTATCCAAGAGCTATAACAAGCTTATTGGCAGAATTACTGGCGTGATGACCGAGGAGGCAGTAACAAAAATTGCTATCGTCGGTCAAGCTAATGCAGCTCAGTTAACGCCAATCGACACCAGCAACCTAATCAACTCACAGTTTAGAAACATACGCCGAGAGGGTGACGGCTGGACTGCCACAGTAGGATACACAGCGGCTTATGCTTTCTTTGTACACGAAGCTAAAGGCGTATTACTTGGCGCTGGTGTGTCGCGTGGTAAAGGCAGGGGTAACGTTTGGGACCCAGGCGCAGAACCGCAATTCCTTAGAAAAGGTTTCGAGCGTGATGGCGCTACAGAGATACAGCAAATTATTAAGCGGAGTTACAAACTGTAATGATTGACGAGCAGTTAAGAGACCACATTATTTCATTGCTAACGGGCTGGCTAGTAACGTTTGATTACTTCTATGACGACCAGGGCGAGGACGAAAAGCAATTTATTATCCGTTCTGCTGGTGGCGGAATAGATGGGTTTAACGGCGAGCCCTCTTTTGATCTCGTCGCAATAGGTGTCAACCAAGACTCGGGAGCGCCGAAAACAGTGCTTTCTCAGGTTACCGACTACTTACTGACTAATTTTGCATTTGCTGATATAATCAACGTCAATATAGTATCTGGCGCTCGACCTTCGGGAATGCTCTCGAATAATCGGCCCGTTTACACGATGACAATTAGTCTAATAACAGAAAGAAAAGAGGGTTTATAGATGTCTGGACAATCAGGGTTTGCAGGTAAGGAAGTTGCCCTCGAAATAAGCTGGGACAATAGCACGTTTATTCGTTTCGGAGCTGTTCGTGGGAAAAGTCAACCGACAGGAACAGAAACGGCTGATTCAACAGCGGACGATTCGGCCGGTGGATTCCGTGAATCAATCGAGACATTCAAAACACAAACTATTAGTTGGGATGGCGTCGTAAAAACTGACAGCCGTGGCGATACCCTGGACAGATTCGAAGCGTTTATGTATGACAACGCATTAGAAAATGGCCCAGATGCTCAGCCGCTAACCTCTTCCCGGTTCTTTGTGCGTACTGTTCGACCTAAGACAAACGACCAGACACGTAGCATTACTTCTTGTGTTCAGTTAACCAATTTCGAAATTGGCGCTCCTTACGATGATGTAACTACATTCTCAATGGAAGTCAATACAATTGCCGATCCAGTATTGGTCGACGCATAAGGGGCATAAGGCATGGCATTACTAACAGTAACAACTATGGCGGGTGGTGGTGCGAAAGCCACTACCGTCAACATTCTATCCGCCAGTGATACGCTGGTATTCAAAAACTCACCGCAACAGCGAATGATTTTAACCAATCCGACGGGCGGCCCATTGACGGCTAACCTTGACGGCTCGAACCGCGCGAATACATCACATTTCCGTAGCGCACGCACGATATTATCGTTTGGTCCGATCCCAGATCTCGCGCCACCGCCT